TCATGCACCACGCACCGGGGCCGATGCTGGCGGTCCAGCCGACGGTGGAACTGGCCAAGCGCAACTCGCGCCAGCGGATCGATCCGCTGATCGAGGAAAGCCCGGAGCTGCGCGAGCGGGTCAAGCCGGCGCGCTCGCGCGATGCGGGCAACACCATGCTGTCGAAGGAGTTCGCGGGCGGCATCCTGATCATGACCGGGGCGAACTCGGCGGTGGGGCTGCGGTCCACGCCGGCGCGCTATATCTTTCTGGACGAGGTCGACGCCTATCCGGCCTCGGCAGACGAGGAAGGCGATCCAGTCACACTGGCGGAAGCGCGCACCACCACCTTCTCGCACCGGCGCAAGGTGTTTATGGTCTCGACCCCGACGATCCGGGGGTTGAGCCGGATTGAACGCGAATATGAGGCCAGCGACCAGCGCCGGTATTTTGTGCCCTTTCCACACTGCGGGGCGATGCAATGGCTGCAGTTTGAACGCCTACGCTGGGAAAAAGGTCAGCCTGAGACAGCAGCCTATCACTGCGATGGCTGTGAGGAGCCGATCGCAGAGCATCACAAGACGCAGATGCTGGAAATGGGCGAATGGCGGCCAACGGCAGTCTCGGCCGATCCGTATTCCATCGGCTTCCACCTCTCGGCGCTCTATTCACCGCTGGGCTGGAAAAGCTGGCAGCAGATCGCGCGGGACTGGCTTGCGGCCCAAGGGTCCGAGGAGATGCTGCGTGCGGCGCGCAACACCCTGCTGGGCGAGACCTGGGTCGAAAGTGGCGATGCGCCGGAATGGCAGCGGCTGGCAGAACGCCGTGAAGCCTTCGGGACACAAATCCCTGAGGGCGGGTTGTTCCTGACGGCTGGCGTCGATGTGCAGAAAGACCGCATCGAGGTTGACGTCTGGGCTTGGGGTCGCGGGTTGGAAAGCTGGCTCGTGGATCACATCGTCATTGCTGGTGGTCCCGACGATCCGGCCTGCTGAGACAAGTTGACGGCGCTGCTTGGACGCACTTGGAGCCACGCCAATGGCGCGGTGATGATGATCGGCAAGCTGGCCATCGACACCGGCTATGAAGCAGCAGCCGTTTACGCGTGGTCTCGCAAGCAGGGCTTTGAGCAGGTCTCGCCGGTTAAGGGCTTGGAAGGCTTCAACCGCGCGACACCAGTATCGGGGCCAACCTTTGTTGACGCCACCATCGGCGGTAAACGCCTGCGCCGCGATGCTCGACTGTGGTCCGTGGCCACCGCCACCTTCAAGACCGAGACCTACCGCTTCCTACGGCTGGAACGCCCCTCGGACGAAGATCGCGCGCTGGGCGTCTGCGATGCGCCCGGTACCGTGCACCTGCCTGATTGGATCGACACCGAATGGCTAAAGCAGCTGGTGGCAGAGCAACTGGTCACCGTGCGCAACAAGCGCGGCTATAGCCACCCCGAATGGCAGAAAATGCGCGAGCGCAACGAGGCGCTTGATTGCCGGGTTTATGCCCGCGCAGCCGCGTGGATCCTCGGGGCTGATCGTTGGGATGAGGCGACATGGCGGCGGCTTGAGGAACAGGCCGGAGTCGAGACGAAGCCTCAGACGCCTGTGGCAACACCTGCGCCATCAGAGGCCCCGACCGCGCCAAAAGCCGGAACACCAACGACGCCACGGCGCAAACGCCGGGCTTACACACCGAACTTCATGAGGAATTGAGATGGATCTGGAACGGATGCGCGCGCTTCTCGCCGCGCTGCAGGAAGCGCGCTACGCAGGCGTCCGCTCGGTCAGTTATGACGGCAAGTCGATCAACTATGGCTCGGACATCGAGCTGGCCAATGCGATCGCTGATCTGGAGGGTCGGATTGCCACGGCCACGTCCGGCAGGCCACGTCGTCGCCGCTGGGGCACTGTCGCGTCAAAGGGTCTGTGATCCATGGCGTATGAAACGTTCCGCCAGCGGCTCGGCAGCATCATCGGCGGGTTTGATGCAGCGCAAGCTCACCGACGTCTCCGAGGCTTCCGGGCCAGCCGCGCCCATGTGAACACGCTGATCGCGGCCTCGGGCGACACCATCACGGCCCGCGCCCGCTGGCTGGTGCGCAACAATGGCTATGCCGCGAACGCCGTCGAGACCTTTGCCAGCAATGTTGTGGGCGACGGCATCAAGCCCTCGTCGACCATCGCAAATGCCGCCAAGAAAGAAGAACTGCAGGCATTATGGCCCGCATGGACCGATGATGCGGACGCCGAAGGGCTGACAGACTTCTACGGCCTCCAGCGCCGGGCCGCGCGCGAGGTGTTTCTGTCGGGCGAAGTCTTCATTCGCATCCGGCCCCGCCGCGCGGAAGACGGTCTGACCGTCCCGCTGCAATTACAGATGCTACCATCTGAGATGCTGCCGCTGGACATGAACCGCACGTTGCCCGGCTCAGGGCTGATCCGGCAAGGGATCGAGTTTGATGGCATAGGTCGGCGCGTGGCCTATCACTTCCTGCGCCGTCATCCCGGTGATCTAACCGATCCCGGCCTCACCAATGAGACCGTCCGTGTTCCAGCGGCAGATGTGATCCATGTTCTTGACCCGGTCGAGGCAGGTCAGCTGCGCGGCGTGTCGCGCTTTGCCGCCGCCATCGTGAAGCTGTTCACGCTGGATCTCTACGACGACGCCGAGCTGGAGCGCAAAAAGATCGCGGCGATGTTCGCGATGTTCATCACCTCGCCCGCGCCAGAAACCCCGCTGGAACCGACCGAGGACGATCTTGAGGTTGAGCCTGGCCAGGTGGTGCGGCTGGATCCGGGAGAAGACGTGTCCACCCCAGCGACACCGGACTCGGGCGGTACCTATGAGCTGTTCCAATACCGAACGCTGCTACAAGTCGCCGCCGCACTGGGCATCCCCTATGGTTATCTGACCGGCGACACAGCCAAGGGCAACTTCTCCAACACGCGGATATCTCTTATCGAATTCCGCCGCCGCATCTCTGCCTGGCAACATGGCGTGTTGGTGTTCCAGCTCTGCCGTGCCGTCTGGACCCGATGGATGGATGTAGCGGTGCTGTCAGGCTCCATAGATCTACCCGGCTATGACCAACAGCGCCGCCAATATCAGGCCTGCGCCTGGTTGCCGACCAAATGGGACTGGATCGACCCAATGAAGGACGCCTCGGCCGAGATCCTGCAGATCGAATCTGGCCTGAAATCCCGCACGCAGGCAATCTCGGAACGTGGCTATGACGCAGAACAGGTCGACCGCGAGATTGCCGCCGAGCGCAAACGCGAGCTGGCGCTTGGCCTCGACTTCCGCCGTCCGGGATCTCCGGCACAGGGACCGGGTGCGGCCAGCGGTACGGATGACAAACAGGACGGCGCGGAAGGCGACGATGCGACGGAAGATGCCGAAGACACATCTGATCCTAAGGATGAACCGTGATGCATCATGCCCAGATTGCCCAGCGGGCGTTTAACACGCCACTGATGGTGGACCCAGCCAAGGCGCTGGCGTTCCTCTCGGGGCTGGGACCGCGCATCACCGGGCAGGAGACCAGTTTCCAAGGGCTGGAAGTAGACGCTTCAGATAAAACAGCCGCCGCGCTCCCGGCCCGCGCGTCGCTGTTTGGAACCGACCTCACCCAGCGCCACCAGCGCAATGGCACCCAGCCCTTTGCGCTGGTTGACGGCATTGCCGTGATCGAAATCGCCGGAACGCTGGTGCATCGTGGCGCGTGGATCGGGCAGTCCTCGGGCCTGACATCTTATGAGGGCATTGCGGCGCAATTACAGGCGGCACTGGCTGATCCTGCAGTGCGCGCCATTGCACTTGATATCGACAGCTTTGGTGGCGAGGTGGCCGGTGCCTTCGATCTGGCGGATCGCATCCGGGCGGCCCGGGCGCAAAAGCCAGTCCAGGCTTTCGTGGCCGAACATGCCCTGTCTGCTGGCTACGTCCTGGCAGCCCAGGCCGACCGTATTATCCTGCCCCGTACCGGCGCTGTCGGCAGCATCGGGGTCGTAGCAATGCACACCGACATGAGCGGCGCGCTCGACCAGAAGGGCATTGCCGTCACCCTGATCCATGCCGGGGTCCACAAGATCGACGCCAATCCGTACCAGCCACTCCCCGAGGCGATGCACGATCAAATGCAGCGCGAGTTGGAAGTCGTGCGCTTCCTGTTTGCCGAAACCGTTGCCGCCGGTCGTGGGGATCGGCTGACACAACGGGCAGCGCTCGCGACAGAGGCGGCTGTATTGCGTGGCGCTGATGCCATCGCTGCGGGTCTTGCCGACGAGCTCGCCGATCCGATCACCGCGTTTCGCGCTTTCGCCGCCGCCCCGCGCGGCACCAATCCCACCAGCAGAAAGGGTCCACAGATGACCACGACACCCACCGACACTCCAAACCCAGCCCCAGTTGCCGCCCCTCTCGCCGCGACGGTCGCAGCAGCGGTCACCCCAATCATAACTGAGCCACCCACTGAGACTGTGACACCCGCATCCACGCCCGACGCAGCCACCATGACCGCCGAGGCCGTGCGTGCCGAGGCCGCCGAGGTGGCGCAGGTCTGTGCACAAGCCGCCCGGCTGGGCGTGCAAATCGACGCCGCGGACGCCGTGACGCGGGGTTTGAAGCCCGAAGCCCTGCGCGCCCGCGTACTGGCCGATCTTGCAGCCCACAGTGATGCTGCTGGCATCATCGCCACTGCCCCGGCTGCGGCCGCTGCAAAAGACAGCCCGATCATCGCAGCTGCCAAAAAGGCTGCGACCGACGCCAAGCGCTGATCAAGCGCCCACTTCCCTCACCCCAAAACATGGAGACTGACCAATGCCAGTCCTGACGGAACCGCCCAGCATGGGCGATGTCCTCAAATATGAGGTCAACCCGGACTATACCCGCGAGGTGATCACGCTGCTGCAAGGCATGCCCTATCCGGTCGGCTCTGTACTCGGCAAAATCACCGCCAGCGGCAAATACAAGCTGGCCACCAGCGGTGGTGCAGACGGTGCGCAAACAGCCAGCGCAGTCCTCCTTTATGCCATCGATGCCACACTGGCGGACGCCACGGGCATTGTGGTGGCACGTGGCCCCTCAATCGTGTCGCGCGCAGGCCTCGCCTACGACGGCACCGTTGATGACGGAGCCAAGATCACCACCAAGCTCGGCCAACTTGCAGCCGTCGGCATCATTGCCCGCGACGGCGTCTGACGCTCACCAGCGCAGAGCGACCACATCCATCCCTCTTTCCCCCGGAGCACCCCATGACCCTTGTCCGCAATCCCTTTGACGCTGGCGGCTATTCGCTGGCCGAGATGACGCAGGCCATCAATATCCTGCCCAACCTCTACACCCGTCTTGGCCAGATCGGCCTCTTCCGCTTTGAGGGCGTCAGCCAGCGCTCGGTCATCATCGAGCAATACGAGGGCGTGCTAAATCTGCTGCCCTCTGTCCCCCTTGGTGGCCCCGCCACCGTCGGCACCCGAGAAGGGCGGTCGATGCGGTCTTTCGCCCTGCCGTGGATCCCGCATGATGACGTGATCCTGCCCGGCGACATTCAGGGCCAACCCGCGTTGGGCGTCTTCGATGCGGCTGACCCACTGGTCGAGGTGATGAACCGCAAGCTGCAACTGATGCGCCGCAAGCATGCCCAGACCCGCGAATACATGGAGATGAATGCCCTGCGCGGCATCGTCAAAGACGGCGCGGGCACGACGCTCTACAACTACTTCACCGAGTTTGGCCTCGCGCAAATCTCGGTGGACTTCCTGCTCGGCACCGCGGGCACGAATGTGCAGGGCAAGGTCCGCGAGGTCTTGCGCGCGGTGGAAGACAACTTACTGGGCGAGGCGATGTCCTCGGTCCACGCGCTGGTCAGCCGGGAGTTCTTCGACAAGCTGATCGCGCATCCCAAGACCGAGGATGCCTACAAGTTCTATGCCGCGACCGGCGCGCAGCCGCTGCGCGAAGATATGCGGCGCAACTTTCCCTTCGCGGGCATCGTGTTCGAGGAATATTCCGGCACCGTCACACTATCCACCAAGGCCACCGAACGGCTGGTGCCCGCCAGTGAGGGGATCGCCTTCCCGCTGGGCACGATGGACACCTTCACAACCTATGGCGGCCCGGCCAACTTGCTTGAAGCAGCGAACACCATGGGCCTGCCGCTCTATGCGCGCCAGCATCTCGACGAAAAGGGCCGCTGGATCGATCTGATGACGGAGGCCTCGATCCTGCCGGTGAACAAGCGGCCGCGCATCGCGATCCGCATTCACACCTCGAACTGATAGGTGCACCATGAATGTCTTCGCCGCCGCCGTGGATCGCATCTATGCCAACCCCGCCATGGCGGTGGCTGCGCTCTGGATATCGGCCACCACGTCAGAGGAAACGCCCGTTCGCGTCATCAATCGCGCCCCAGATCGCATCACCGAGTTCGGGGCTGGGCGTTATGTCAGCGATACTATGATGGTGGATGTCCGCGTCTCGGACCTGCCCGATCCACGCCCAGGCGACTTGATTGTCATGGGGGTGGACAGCTTTACGATCCAGGGCGAGCCCACGCGGGATCGTGAACAGCTTGTCTGGTCGCTGGACCTTCGCCCGTCATGAAACTGAAGATTGCATTTAACCCCGACATCGTCGCGCTGATGCAGGCCGAAATTGCCTCCGGTGAAAAGGCGGTGTCAGCGGCCATGCGAGAGGCCGGGACCAGTCTTAAATCCGCGTGGCGCGCTCAAATCACTGGCGCGGGCCTCGGCACCCGGCTGGGCAACAGTATCCGGTCGGCATCCTTCCCCAAGACCACCAACAGCCTGAACGCGGCAGCGCTGGTCTGGTCAAAAGCACCCGTGATCATCGGTGCGCATGACGCGGGGCCGCTGATCCGGTCCAAGGACAGCTTCTGGCTGGCGATTCCCACCCCAGCGGCGGGAAAATCCACCAGGGGCGGCCGGATCACCCCCGGTGAATGGGAACGCCGCACTGGCTTGCGCCTGCGGTTTATCTATCGACGTCGCGGGCCGAGCCTGCTGGTGGCCGAGGGGAGGCTCAACACCAAGGGCCGCGCGGTGGCGAGCAAATCCAAGACCGGGCGCGGCGTGGCAACCGTGCCGATCTTCCTGCTGGTGCCGCAGGTCAAGTTGCGCAAACGGCTGGATCTGGCGCGGGATGCAGAGCGGGCGGTGGACGGGGTGCCGGGGCTGATCGTGGCGAGCTGGGTGACGTATTCAGACAATTACTGATACCAGCTTCGCAATGTTCGCTTGATGGTTGTATTGCGCGT